TTTATCTTGGTTACTTTTCTTACCGCAATTAACAAGAAACAGCTTTGCTTTCAACAATATGTGCACTCACAACCTAGTTACTCTCGGAAAGATCCCAGCCACTGGAATCAAACTTCGGGCTCAACGCAGGCTACAAGACAGAATCGCGAAAAAGATGCAATTGAAGGTCCAAAAGATCGTCAAACGAGCAATCTATCAGTTCGCACCTGAGCTTGCAGACACTGTCATCAATGGATTCTATCGATCAGATGGATCAGATGAAGCCGCAGAAGAGAATTTCAAAGGCACAGACCTTCCCTATCACGATGTCAAGCGAGACTATCACTATCGCCGAGCATTACGTGTAGTAGAGAAACTTTTCCGCCCCTCCCGCGAACTTAAGCCAATTTCGTTCCCGGATCTACGCTACTACCCCTGGACGCTTCCAACTTCAGCCGAAGCACCATACACCCATTCAAAATATTGGGACGAGGTCGTAAAGCAGAAACAACGAGAAGGCGATATCGAGGATGGAAGAATGAATTTTCATAATCTCTATAATGAGATATTTCATATCAACCGTCAACACGTCCACACCATCAAACGCAAGATGCGCCCCTTCTGGAACAAGAAAGGAGAGCCTCAACCGTACTACTGGTCGACGCTTCACACTCGAGCACATTTACGCCGCAAGGATCAAGAACCTAAGAATCGAGCCGTTTTCGGAGTCACCAAACTACTACTAATGGTCGAGAACATGTTTATTTGGAACCTACAGAAAGAATACCTTAACCGTAAGGTCACTTCTCCCATGCTTTGGGGATATGAAACAATTCGAGGTGGATGGTACAAACTCATCCGCGACATTTCTAAACAAGGAATGCCTAACTCGTTCATATCAGCTGATTGGTCTGAATTTGACGTTCGCGCACTACATGAAGTAATCGATGACGTACATGAAATCTGGCGATCTTGGTTTAATTTTGAGGATGGATATGAGCCAACTAATATCTACCCCAAAACCACGACAGATCCACAGCAGCTTCAAGCCCTCTGGGATTGGATGACCTACTCAGTCAAACACACTCCAATTCTCGGACAATCTGGACAACGATACCAATGGAAGTACAATGGCATAGCCTCAGGCTACCAGCAGACTCAGCTCCTTGACTCTTTCGTCAACGCAGTCATGCTCTTAACTTGCCTTTCCTCCCTCGGCATCAATATCGAATCAGAAGACTTCAAACTTTTCGTACAAGGAGACGATTCACTCGTCGCTTTCAACGAACTGATCTTCCAATTTGACAAGTCCTTTCTACAAAAGCTTGAAAAAGAAGCACTGACACGCTTCAACGCAAAACTCTCAGCAGAGAAGACCACCGCTGGCGAACATCTCAACGATGTGGAAGTCCTTTCATATCGTAACAAACATGGTGTTAGCTATCGAGACGAGTCGGAATTACTCGCCCATCTCCTCTATCCTGAAAGACATCGAGACCTGGCCGCAACAGCCGCTTCCGCTCTTGGAATCGCAGTCGCATCCATGGGACACTCAAAACGCGTTTACAACGTATGTCATGACGTCTACCGCTTCATCACGCAGGACCTTGGAATTTCTCCAGCAGAAAGAGGAATCCGAGATCTCTGGCGCGCCGATATAGTGAAGATAGACCTATCAACGTTCCCGTCATTTCAGCAGACTTTCGCTCAGAACTTCGATCTTTCTGAACGCACTGAATCTGACAAGAACAACCTCTGGCCATCTACACCAGTCGGAGTGTCGGAATCGAACCCACAAGGATTCTACTTCCTGCATTCTTAGCAATTTTTTTTGTTTCGAG